GCTCGGTTCATTCATTAAAATTACTTTATAACTTTTATATTGGCTTTCTAATCTTTCTAACGCTTCCAGTCGCCCCTGAGCGGGGATCGACACTACGGGCTTATTACGACCCGTAAAAAGTTCGTAATAAAAACGATCGCATTTAACAGAACACTTCACAGCTTTCCAAGCTGGGTCGTTTTCCAAGGATTCCGCGGCTTGTTCATCTAGAAATTCGATGATTTCCCGACAAAGCTTGCGGACAAAGGGGTCGGTCCAACCAACTAGCAAAATCCCTGCTACTCTTTGTAATGTTAAAACAACATCATCCAAGTGTTTCTCCGAATAAATTAATGAAACCATCAATTTATTGCGGTCCCAAACGGGGACATAAACTCCTCCAAGCTCAATTGTATTTGCTGACAAATATTGAACTTCGATTGCCTTTCTGGGCTCTTCGCAAGGAGTAGTCATGTTCATGCCAATCTCTTTAACGTGATCAATAATCATTGTCATGTTATAGAAATTTAGCGCATCGTTTGATACCGAAATGAGATTATCATCTCCATTCAACATCAGAACTACATTCTCTTTAAATGACCTATAAGTACAAATACTTTCGTCGTCGAGATGCATAGTTGCTCTGATCCATGAATATGATAATAACAAAAACAATATAAGAGTGTTGTCTACTATAGTGTTGACAGAACCAGAAGGGTTGCCAGTAAGTTTCCTTACTAAAAGCCCATTTGGTGTTGCTATCACTGTATGGATGAGATTCCTATAGTAGACTCTGTGTCGTTGCAAATTCTCGCTGGTGCGTTCACTCTCGTGAAAGCATCCCCATCGAAATTCTGCAACACTCCACATCAATAATGCACTGAGGGATGAGTCAAACTGTGAACCATCACCCTCAAATACATTATCAAATGATTGGAGTTTTCGTATCATCCTATCCCAATTCCCATCAAACGGAGACATCCCCACTGTGGAAGCTGTTTTAAGCTGTGCATCGTAAAACTTGCCATTCATATCTGAATACAATTTATTACCATGATACACAGCATCAACAGCGCCTGCAGTGAAGGTCCGCTGGGAGTTTATTTGGATTTTCTCAATAGGCCTTATCTCTTCCTTCAAGCAACTCCTAAAAACAAATGTGTAATTAGGATCAGTTGCTAGAAGTTTCCAATCTTGTTCCAGCCAATCGCGAATTTCCCCATCTTCCTCGAAGAGTTCTTTCTTCTTTGGAAATTGAGTCGTAAAAGGTATCCCGGAGGATGTATCCATAGACATTTCATCTATGACGTCCTTTCCTTCTCGTATAATGGAGTTTCGCATAAATGGTTCAAACTCCCGCTCCATAAACTCACAGGCCAAATTAAAGGCCCACACTTGTTTATTGCTCATAGCTGGCATGCCTTTAGCGTATTTCGCCAAAGACTTAAATGCCGCATCACTATTTGGAACGGGCAAGTCCCATTCAGGAGGAATTGGTAATTGCTTTTCTGAAAAGTATGCACCCACAAAAGGGTCCATCGTCTTCCGGTTGTTATACCGTGAAAAAGCATCTACTCCTCCCACAATCGGGAAATGTACTGGACTCAAGTATTTTCTATGATTAAGAGATACATGCCAATTTCCTTTCGGAAAAAGTTCCCCCCCTGCTTTGGTCTTAAGATACTTTTCTGGGTATCTAGCACCAATGCTGATGTTCTTTAAAACAGGGGGGTCGAGAGAAAATCCAAACCTGTCAATGGAATGGATGTTGTCCCTAATTGTTCTACCAACTCAGATGTAACGGGACAGAAACGACCGAAGCCTTTCTTCACGTTACCATGTGTCCAAAAACCTACTATAGAACCAGTTGAATTCATGACGGGGGCCGTACACATTCCGCTATAATTCTCGGAAGCGCACCATCCCTGAGAACTTGCAAAACCTTGATATATGGTTGGCAAGTCGTCTTGTTCAGATGGATACGATATAATACTCACTATACCGGCTTTCTCCATAGGTTTTAAGTTTCTAACCTTAATGTTAGACGCTACTCCAGACACTCTGAAAAAGGCTAAGTCCCGATTTAAAACTTTAATATTATTGCCCTCTAGCACCAAAATTTGTGCTCCATTAGAGGCAGTATATTTAGCATTTAAATCTGCACTTAACACATGTAGTGTGACAATCATATTATTGCCAACAAGCACAGCATTACATGCATGTACTCCGTTGACTGAAAATTTGTAAACCGAAGTGTAACGATTGATGTCCCAACCTTGGGTGGTGAGAGACTTAGAAATTTCGTAGTGAGCTTCCTTAACAAACTGTTCCATTTCCTTCTCATCCGCATGAAGCGGATCTCTGGACATTTGGATAAGTTTTGCTAATTGTAAATCTTTCTTCTCAGCAACATTTCTAACTTTATAATCCTCTCCCATCCGGGCTGATTGTGTATAATATTTACTATTACGAATATTAGAAATAGATCGTGAATAAAAATCATCATCAAAATCATCTTGTTCATCGGCCCAACTATTGGGTCGTTCTTCTTCCATAGGAGGATATCGGCGGGTTCCAGTGTGAACAATATCATTATCATCATATTTCTTCACATAAATCTTATCTCCGCTCATTCCTTTAACTTTATTATAAGCTCCTCCTTTCTTTCGGTTCGCATATCTTCCGCCCTTGTTTTTACCTTTTCCTTGATTAAAGAAAGTGGTAAAATCGAAAACTCGACGATTTCCTACGATAGGAACATCGTGATTGTTTGTTTTCACAAGGGGTACTGCTGCTGCGCAGGTGGCAAAAAGGGCATACAAAGAAAGGACCACAATCGCGATCGATCCTTTGTTGTTCCAAATTTTTGTTCCTACTCCAGAAAAACGGTCTGTAAATGCTGAATACGCCTGCGAGGCTAAAAAGGTCATCCCTTCTGCGCTTTTTCTCTCAACTGTAGCGGTTTTTCCCTCTTCGTCGATAATATCTATAAGATCGCTGTCATGATTGAACACAACACGAGTTTCATCTCTGAAAATCTCTTCAAGCGCTTCTTTAGTCTGAACTCGGCCTTGAGGTAGCATGGCTTCTTCTTGAGGCTCAGTGGAATCACGGGGAGAAACGTTAATTTTCTCAACCTTTTTATATTCTTTTTTAACCTTTTTCTTGGGTTCTCGCTTAGTTGGCTGGGGCTTAACTGACACATAATCTTTTAAAGGAACATGTTCAGTTGGCTTTTCCCCGGCCTCATAATGACTATTTAAATGGTACGAGCTGAGACCAGCGTCTGCTTGCAAACTCGAGACAACCTCGACTTGCTCTAGCATGGCCTTTAACTTCTCGCTCGATTCTTCTCTCTTGCGTTTTATCCGCGCTTCCTTCTC